CCGACGATAAAACAAAAGTTTCTAGGTTTTCAGGGGGGTTCTGCTAGAGCTGAGCTAATAGCTTTAGCTATCGACGACAAAAGACCCACTAATTGCCCTCGAACTTTTCATTAAACCAGTCGTCGAGGTCCTCGTCAATCCATGCGTTTATTTCTTGCTCAATGTAGCAATAAACCGCCACACCCTCGAGGCCAAGAACAAAAGAATCTGGGTTCTTGAGGACCTCATCGACGGTACAAATTCCCGCATCGTGGAAGGCATCCATTAGGGTCCTTTTGTGGACGAACATTAAGGCCTCTAGCTCATGAGTATAGACAGGCACCGCACCGTCTATAATTTCGTGCTTGGTTCCGTCGTAATCTAGCACCTCGTTTATGGCGTCAGAATCCATACTCTCGTCTATATCTCCCTCACTTACACACCAAGCAATAGCTCGCTTTATTTCGTCTATTGTATCGTCTACAAGTTCGTTTAAATCCTTCTTGATTTCTACGGTATAACTTCTCATTCTTCGGCCTCCTCTTTTGGCTCTGATTTTGTAACCAGAATCATAGGTTTTCGATATAACTTATATTTTTGGTTGTGGCGGTGCCGTGAATGGTTGGTTCTGCTTACGATGCTGTGCAGGGTGTGCGGGTCAGCTAGAGCCTCTATTTCGCCCTTTAACGCCTTGTTTTCGAGCCACTGGCGCCAAGTCGCTCCATACCTACCATATCTGAGGTTAGATTCACAGTTGAAAACGTCCCATTCTGCAGCATCTCCACCGCTTACATATTCACCACCATAAGTATAGCTCACAATAGCCCAGCCTGATAGCATCCGACCATCTCGGTTATAGTCTCCGTGGCGCTGTCCAAATCTTAGTTTAAAATCCATAAGGAAAGTTAAGAAATCTTGATATCTAAAATCAATCAATTTTCTAAGGCTAATATCCTGCAATTTTTCTTCCCTAATTCCGTTATACTCTCGGCTCAATTCCCACGGAAATTTTAACACATCTTCGAGGCGCTCAAGCTCCTCTATAATCGGTTCAAAAGTTCTCAACCAGTCCTTAGCATAAGCCATCGATTCAAAGGCGTTTATCCTGTATTCCTCGGGGATATATCCATAGTTCCCGTGGCCGTCGTGCTTAGCTGCTAAAGTCCTAAAGCGGCTTTGTCCGATTGCTAGCTGGATATTTTCTATTAATTTCTTCATGGCAGTTTGTCGGGTTGTGAAGGTAGTTTTGAAACTAATAAATTCCTCAATACCACGGGCCAAGATTCCACGGTTTTTCATGTCCTCCTCGTACTCTCTGCGGAGCTTATACGATTCTTCATGTTCTTGGATTTCCTCGGCCATTTCTTCCCTGAATGTTTCCGCTACCATTTCCTTAGCAGTTTGAAGCTTAACCCCGATAGTCCAAGAGTAGTAAGGCCACTTCGATATCTCCTTACTTACAAAGCCCGTTTTGGTTAGAAAATCGGTTCCTAGCTTTTGCTTTTCATCGTGGCTTAATTCCTCGTTAAATTCGTCCATATTTGGAAACTTATATTTCATAAAATAACTTCGGCATTTATTCGCCAAATCGTTTTTGGTTTTGATGTACTGAAGGCCTCCCGTTGGGTCAGTGGCTACCTCTGGCTTTTCGTTCCAGAATTCCCTATTGAAAATAAGCCCGTTTACCTCTATCTTTCCGTCTTCGTTTCTGTTCATTTGTTGACCTCCACATTGAAACATTTTTCATTTAATCTCGATTGCAAAACTTGATATCTATTTTCGATAAATTCGAGTAGGTCGTCTGAGTGCATATGGCTTAACATCTGCTTAGCTATAGGAACCAAGATTTCCAAAGAATTAAAGTCGTTTTCTTTGTTGGTTTTGCAAGCGAATTTTAAACCCTCTAAATTCTGCCTATCTTTCATTAATTCCGTTATCGGTTCGTCTATGGTTACTTTCTCACTTACAGAGTCTAAACGTTCAAACCCATTGTTTAGAACTTCACGAATATTGTAAATGTTGCTATCCATCTTAGAAACCTCCCTTTCTGACGAAGCACCTAAAGCCGTAGTCATACCTATACTCTCTGGAGTTTCCGAACTCCTCGACTTCTTGAAAGAAGTTAGCTAGTTCATCGGCTAGGCCCTCATTGCTTGCGAAATCAGTTATGTGTTTTTGTGTGTACATATTTTTTTCTCCTTGAGTTCGTTTTCAAACGTCCTCACTTATAGTAAATCAAAAATTAGTATTTCTCTTATAATAGGCAAAAAGACCCCGTTTTTAGGCTGTTTTATCGTCGATAAATGGGTTTATAGTATCCTATATAATAAAACAGTGTTTTTTGGGCCTTTTTTACGATTCGTCAAAAAGCGTATTTTTTGGCCCGCTTGCATTTTATATTTAAAGAAACGAACTTTTACTTTTTGAGTATATAAAAGAAAATCAACCAAAAAAAAAGTTACTTAAATACTAAGCTCTCCAGAAATTTGTAATTTTGCCCTATCTAAGCACAAAATAAAATCTAGTGCACAGCACTGATATCGTCGAGAAAATGCCAACTCTATATAAAATTATAATGATTTTGGCCCTTTTTGGCTCTTAGCCATTAAACCCCGCTCTAGCCCGTTGTAAACTACTTTTGATTATATTATACAAATATACTTTAATCTGGCTATTTTTGACAAATATCAGAAAAATAGCTCTAAGCACGAAATTAGGCAAATATTAACCTATCGAAAATTAATACACATATTGCAGTATTTACCGACGATAGAAAAACCTCAAAAGTACCAAATACCGAAAACTTACAGAATTAACAAAAATAACAATAGAAACAATAGTTAGAATAGTAAGAGATACAATAATCATTTAGAGCCAAAAGAAGCCGCTAAGAATCAACAAAATAATAGGATTTCAAAAGTACTATTGGAATGATTCTAATTACTATAAACCTCCAAGCACAAAAACAGGTTTAGAAGTCACCACGGGACTCTATCGTCTCGGCTCTTCCTCGGGCGAGGCTGAGGGTGGCGTCGGATGTCAAGGGGTACGGGGTACTGTTCGGAGGTAGGTAATCTATATTTTTTCTAATGTTTTGAACCGTGAGCTGCTAATTTTTTTTTTGGCGCAGGTTTATATTGAGGGGGCTTATAGCGACCTTATGGTAGGATATGCGAAAGACAGGCCTAAACCAGAGACGTTCTTGCTTAGTGTAGGAAGGTATGAGGATAGGATAGACACGTTAGAGACATTACGCAAGCTAGCTAGGAAGGAATCGGTTACGATGCAAGAACAGTTGTGGGATGCGTTATGGGCTTATGCAGAGTTGAAGAAAGGAGAGTTGAATGACGACTGATAAGCGCAAGAAGCTGTTACAACAGATGAAGGGCATGAAGGTTGCAGATGCAGTTGCAGAGAAGAAGCCGATTAAAAACAAGGTTTATAGTATGGCTGTAAAAAATGCGGCAATGGAGTTGTATTTGCAGGGCATAGATATGCGGCAGATTGCAGAGGAGTTGGCATTACGTTTTGACGAGGTTACGAAGATAGACCAGAGTACGATTAGTGGTTGGGCTAGGAAGCTTGGCTGGGATGAGTTAAAGGGTGAGGTGCAGTATGAGATAAATCAGGAGACTAAGCATAGGGTCAAGGATTATCTTGGCAAACAGTTGGAGGAAATAGAAGAGGTACGTCAGGAGTATTTAGAAAGGATGCGAGATAAAGAGGGTACAGACATAAGAGGTCATGAGTTTGCTAAGTTGACAGAGATGCAGAGTAAGTTGCAGGCGTTAGATTCGGGTAGACAAGGTGTAATAGAGCATATTAGTGAATGTATAGAGTATGCGTTAGACGAGAGTGAGATGCCTATGGGTTTACGTCAGAAGTTTTTGATGGCATATGTAAGTCGATTGGAGGATGGAGCATGAGTGACATATTAGACAGTCTTGAGACTGTTGCTGCAAATGTAGAGACGGAGTATGAGTTGGCAAAGGAGAATATTGAGAACATTCTTAAGAAAGGCTGGCAACAGGTAGAAGAGCGTATAGAGGCGCTTCGAGAGTTAGAGGCAGTAAAGGAAGAGATGGATAATAAATGGAAGGAGTATGATGGGCGATAAAGTATGGAATAAGGGTCATGTATGGACTAAGAAGCATTTAGATGCTAAGTTACGATTGGTAGATGTAAGAAACTTTGCAAAGCGAAAGATGGCAGGTTTAGCAGATGACATACATGACAAGGATTGGGGTCCGATAGGCGATGCTAGTTTGAAGGACTATTTGACAGGATATCATGCTGCGTTAGATGATTTGACTAAGTGGGTTATGGAGAGTGTAAATGACTGAAGCGTTAGATTTGTGGATAGTGCAGTTAGACAGTTTGCTTGGCCATGTGCAGAAGTTTGTAGATGACAATCCTATGAAGTATGATGGTAAGGAGTTGAAGGCGTACACGACGGGTTTAGGTATGATGGCAGTATTGATGAAGAAGATGATAGAGGACATGTTAAAGGAGAAGGATGTGGAGGTGTAAGGCATGTGGTATGGTAATAACGCCAGTGGATGTAGATGTGCATGGTTCATTTTGCAAGGAGTGTCGCAATGAATGAAAGTATAGACGATTTTATAGATGGCAGTGGCTTGGTAGAATGTGAAAGCTGTGGTGAGATAGTAGAAACTGTAGACATAGATAAATGTCCGTATTGTGATTATAATCCGCATGGTGATAAATGAATACGTTTTTGGCAATATTTTTGATGTTTGTATTTTTCGTATCTGGTTTTTGGCTAGGTGTGCAATCATATAGAGATTTGTTAAGGAAGAAGCTATGAGAAAGAAACATGCGCCTAGTATGGTACATCATATGACGATGTGTGGTCATGAAACTACGTATCAAGAATATGAGAAGATGAAAAAGATGAATCCTAAGTATATTAGTTGTAAGAAGTGTTTGGAGTTGTTAAAATGAAAGAGTGGTTTAAAGATTTAGATACGGTAAAGAAGCTAGCAATAAAGTGTTTGAAGGAGTTTCCGCATACACGAGACAGTGATATGGAGTTGTTTTATATGATTCTGAAGGATTACTATAGGGCAATACCTGCTGATAAGAAGCATAGTTTGTACGAGGAGCAGTTTTTGGCAGATTTATATTTGTTGTTGAAGTTTGCACCTAGTAAGAGTAGTGTAAGTCGGATGCGCAGGAAGATACAGAACGATGATGGTATGTATCAGAGTACAGAAGAGGTACGCAAGCAGCGACAGGAGCTAGAGGCTAAGTTTATGGAGTGGGCTTCCCAATGAAGTGGAGGTTTAATTGTCATTCATGTGGTACAGTATATCAGATAGAACACAGGCAGTTACACAAGACGGTGTTTTATACTCCAGAGAAGAAGGGTCGTCCGACATTATCATGTCGAGAGTGCAATACGAAGGTAGTAGGTGATTTGATTGGTGGGCGTTCGTAATCAAGAAAGGCGCAACGAGGTATCTCGGTTATTGCGTATGAGTAATCGTAACAGGAATGCGATGCGATGGAGTAAGAACGAAACAGAGTCGCACATTGACATGAAGTTTGCGATTTGTAAGCAACTTAAGAAGTGGGGACACGAGTTTTACACTGAGGCAGTGTTTGACGACTCAGGATTACGAGCAGATGTGATAGATGCGGATGCTAAAGTAATTTATGAAGTAGTAAATACTGAAGATGAGGCCAGTATATTGCGAAAAAACCGTCATTACCCGCTTGAAATACGTGTTATTAGGGCAGATACAGCGTTTTCGGAGGACTTATTGCTATGAATTACAACTTTGATGATGATTTAAAAGACGGAAAAAAGGGTGAACAGGTGATTAGGTTCTTTGTCGAGTCTACATTAGGACAAAGATACATTAAGGACAATGACACAAGTGCATATGACCTGCTTTTTGAGGATGAGGACATCAATTTGATTACTTACGAGGTCAAGACAGACCTTTGGGAGAAGGATTGGGACAAAGGAGGGTCAGGAAACATGGCAATAGAGTACAAATGTCGTGGAAAGTCCAGTGGTATTGGCGTTACGAAGGCAAAATACTTTGTTTATTACTTAGTAAACGTGTCAGATAAGCAAATTTGGCTTATAGAAACCAAAAAACTGCAGGAATTATTACTACGAGAGAAGTTTCCGAGCAAAACAGTGGGGGAAACTCACTACGACAGCGATGAAAAGGTAGCGAAATGTTATATGATACCACGTTTTGAGTACAAAGAACACTTTGACATCTATACATTTGACGGCGAAAGGTGGTTACGAGAGCTATGATTAGAATAATTAAGGACGGTAAAGAGGTATTTTTTTCAGAGCAGTTGTATCAGATAGCAGAGGAGTTAGTAATAAGGGATGCAGAAGTTAAGAGCATAGAAGTTACTTTAAAGACGGAGGCAATCTTAGAACGAGATGGACACCTTTGAACTAGATAATAAAACGAGGAATGAGGCGATAACTTCGGCATACAATATGATGCGGGAGACTCCGCAGACGTTAGGCGAGTTTGTTAACGAGACATTGGAAAATTACATGGAACAAGAACCCGGTGAGTTCGTTCCTCTAGGGGAAATGCACGCAGAATGGGAAAAAACGTTCAATAAAGGCACTCACACGGCGATAATATGTGCAAGAGGTCACTTGAAAACTAGTTGGGCGTTGTCTAATTTAGCATATCACATGCTTACAAATCAGAATTTTAGGGCTTTGTATATTTCAGCGACATTGGAACAGGCATGGGATAAGTTAGAACAGTTTGAGGAATTGTGTCGCAGGTCTTGGCGATTGCGTAACATGATGAAGAAGAAAAGTAGTGATGAGGTAGGAGCTTGGCGTAAAGGTGCTAAGTATTTTAACAATGGAAGTAGGGTTCACGCTGCAAGTATTGGTAAAGCGTTGGAAGGTCCACACGTTCACATGATTATTTTGGACGATGTTTTGCAGGAGTTTCCGTCTATAACCGACGAGAACGTAATACATTACATAAAAAGGGTTGTCATGCCAATGCGTTTACCAGATGAAAGAATCTTGTTAGTAGGAACGCAAAAGAGAATTAACGATGCGACAGATTGGGTAACCGAAAGTCCACAGTGGAATGTAGTGCGGCATCCTGCGCTTTTAGATGATGAAACACCGAGATGGCCTGAGTATTGGACCTTAGATAGGTTAGAGGAAGAGAAGTACACGATGGGAAGTAGGGCGTTTGAGTCTGAGTATATGTTAAATCCATTAGACCCAGAGAGTGCAGTTATACCTTACGAGGTGTTGAACAGTTGTTTAGATGCGGGTGCAAATATGGGATTAGCACCTGAAGGTTGGGAAACAATCATGGGGGTTGACCTTGCGGTTGGTATGGATACGATGAATGATGAGACGAGTTATACAGTCGTTGCTTTCAATCGAGATACAGGAATGCGTCACATACTTTACAACTGGACTGGTAAGATACAGGCTCAGGGAAATGCTTGGTTAGATGCGCAATTACTTACGTTACGTCAATTAAGTAAGAGATTTAAGCCGTTTAAAATCATTGTAGAGTCGAATGGGTATCAAAGATTGGTAGTACATGCAGCTCAAAGACTAGAAAACGTACCAGTAGAAGGACACAATACAGGTAGAGAAAAGCATAGAGTAGACACTGGAATCCCGGGAATAGCAATCAGAATGGAGCAAGGTAAGTATGTTATTCCGTGGGACAAGGCATCGAAAGAGAACTCAAAACCGGGAATGAGAAAGTTAGTGGACGGGTTGAGTAGATTAGTTTACGGAAAGAATGGAAGGTTGGAGGGACATACTCCAGATAGCGTTATGTCGCTTTGGATGTGCGAATTAGCGATACAAGAGATGGAAAGAAAGCGTTTACATTTTACACGATGGGACTACATATAATATAAACCAATTATATAATCCCGTAAACTTATATGTACCCTTTATTTGTGACTTATCCATATGGCAAGATTTGAGCTTTATGGCATCCGAAAAGAAACTAAAGTTAAAATGCAAACTGTAGCAAGGGAAAAAGGGGTGTCTGTAGGGCGACTTGTAGAGTCTATAATGAACAGATACATTGAAGAACCACAAGTTAAAAAGAGATTATAATGGGACTATTCGACAGATTTAGGAGTAAGCCAGTCAGAAAGGCCACTGGCATAGATGCATTCTTACAGGATGCAACAATGGAGATTTCTAAAGATGCTAGAACTCCAGTATATTCAGGCGTAAGTACGGACACGGCATACAGACAAGCTATACTTCCGCAAGTTGACCAATTTTATTTAGAACAATTAGCTGACAGGTATTCTCATCTTAGGACTGTAATTACACGCATTGCTTCTCAGTCCGTCGCCAAAGGGTGGGAATACCAAGCCATTGGCAATGGTGAACCAGAGCAACGCAAAATGGTAGAGAGGTTGTTACGTAATCCAACAAACGGTAGCAGTGACATGACAGGTTCAGAGTTTTTCAAAGCTATGATAAGACAGTTAGAAGTTTTTGATGATTGTTGGGTAAGTATCGTATATGACAGAGTTGCAGATGGTGAAGGTAAAGTTACAAACAAAGTAATCAAAGAGCTTTGGGTAGAAGATGCAAAGCACATGCGATTTCATGTAGATGAGTATGGCAGATTTAGAGATGACATAAAGTTTGACCCAGTAACTAGAGAATTTATGGATGGTTCAGTAAATCCAAAGACAGGCGTACAATTAGAATTGATGGCTTACTATTACGAATATGATGATGGTAAGATACCATTTGCACGTGATGAGATTATACATTTTAACAAGTACAGTGCGAATGCTAGACTATATGGGCAGTCGCCGATTATAGGTCTTTCTAAAAAAATCGAAACAGCATTGGCCATAGAGTCATTTCAAAACAAAATCTATAGATTAGAAAGGCCACCTAAAGGATTTTTAGACGTTCCCGGTCATGATGAGGAGTCACTTAACAGATTAGGAGAATATATTGCAGAAGAGACACGACGCAATCCTAACTTTGTACCGATACTAAGTAGCAGAGATGGCGGAAACACGGCAAAATTAAGGGTAAGTGTGGTACATCTAAAGATAAGAAGAACCCTGATAGATGTTTGC